GCAGGACGGCTCGCCCGCGACATCGGCATCCTCCACCCCGGAGAAAGAGTGGACGCGCTCATAGCGGGCAGCTTCATCATGGGCGACTTCATAATGGCCTACCTCGTCGAGAACAAACTGCGGGCAGACTATATGCTGGTCTCCACCCTCTCCCTTTCCGAGCGCAACATCCTCGCCTTCGCCAAACTCTTCGAACACGGCTACATCGGCCAGCTCGACATGATGCTCTCCACCTACTTCTTCGCCAACGAGTACCACGGCCTCGTCCGATACCTCTACCGCGAACTCGACAAGGACAACCGCTTCCAACTGGCCGTCTCCGACATCCACACCAAGATAACCATGTTCCACGTCCCCGACGTTGGCAAGTTCGTAATCCACGGCTCCGCCAACCTCCGCAGCAGCCAGAACGTGGAGCAAATCTGCATCGAAAACAACCAGGAACTCTACGACTTCTACACCGATGCATTCACAAAAGTCATCGACGTACACAAGACCATCCGCAAGCCAATACGCGGGGCAGCGGCATGGGATATTATGACCCGCGTCAAGTTTAACGCTTAAAACCAACGCCTTATGAGAAACGCGACCAACACCTGCCCCAAGGAAAACGGAGGCAAGAGCGGCAGCAGCCCGGACGACTTCTCCGACGTGCCGTTCTAAAGCACCGAAAGCGGAGAGACTAACCACCGAACCGCTGAACAAGGGGAAGCGACCAACCACCGCTGCCCCTTACACCGCTGAAAGACAGCGGCAACCGAAGACAACAACGAACATCAACCACCAATGGACAAGCCGAAGCTGGTGCAGAGCAAGCACCTCCCGCTGGCACTCATCGACCCGAACACAGGACAGGTCGAGGGACTGCCAAAGAACCCGCGACTGATACGCGACAAGAACTTCAAGAAGCTCAAGCAGAGCATCGAGGACAACCCCGAAATGACCGCCCTACGCGAGATACTCGTCTACCCGCAGGGCGACCGCTTTGTCATCATAGGCGGCAATATGCGCTATGAGGCCATGAAGAGCCTCGGGCTGGAGACAGCCCCCTGCAAGGTCATACCCAAGGACACCCCGGTGGAGAAACTCCGACAGATAGTCCTCAAGGACAACTCCGGCTTCGGAGAGTGGGACTACGACCTGCTGGGCAACGACTGGGACAAAGACCTCATCGATGCCTGTTGTATCGAGATACCAGACCTCGACAAGATAGAGACCGAGGAGGAGACCGCCGAAGACGACCACTTCGACCCAAGCGACGCACTCCCGGCAAAGCCCATCACCCAACTCGGCGACATTTGGAAACTCGGCGACCACCGCCTCATCTGCGGAGACAGCACCCAACAGGCCACCCTCGACGCGCTGATGGGCGACGAAACAGCCGACTGCCTCATCACCGACCCGCCATACAACGTCAACTACCAAGGCTCCAACGGAAAGAAGATAGAGAACGACAACATGGACGAGGCGGCATTCGCCGCCTTCCTTGAGGCGGCATTCGCCGCTACAAACAAACACCTAAAAGCAGGTGGAGCGTTCTACATCTGGCACTCCGACACCCACGGCCTCACGTTCCGAAACGCCTGTAAGGTCGTGGGATGGGAGACCCGCCAGACCCTCATATGGAACAAGACCCGCCTCGTCCTCGGACGGCAGGACTACCAGTGGAAGCACGAACCCTGCCTCTACGGATGGAAGGCCGGAGCGGGTCACTACTTCTCACCCAGACGAGACCTCACAACGGTAATCGACGCGGCACAGGCCATCGACATCGACAGCCTCAACAAGGACGAGCTGCGCAAGATGCTCCACCTCATCGTGGACGCATCCCTCCCGACAACCGTGATAGACTGCGACAAGCCCCTGCGCTCCGCAGAACACCCCACGATGAAACCTATCCCACTCATCGCCCAGCAGGTCAAGAACAGCACCCGCCGCCACGAAATAGTGCTGGACATCTTCGGAGGCTCCGGCACAACGATGATGGCAGCGGAACAACTCGGACGCAAGTGCTGCATGGTCGAGTACGACCCCGGCTACTGCGACGTGATTGTCAAGCGGTGGGAGGAACTGACAGGACGACAGGCAGAGAGGCTCGGCAACGTATCAACCAACACCGACAAGCAATGAGCAAGAACATGACACCCGCGCAACTCGCCAACCTCCGCAAGCCGTGGGCGAAAGGCGAGTGCGGGAACCCTACCAACAAGAACAACCACGGACGGCCAAAGAACCGCGCCACGGAACTCCACAAGCAGCTGCTCGGCCAGAAAGCCGCCAAGAAATTCTACGGCATCACCAACGAGGAACTCGACACCTACGACGCAATGCTGGAGAGCCTCACGATGGCCGAATTGCAGGTGCTGGCCAAGGCAGACGACAGCCCAATATACCTCAAGAACTACGCCATCGCCATACTCACCGACATGAAGAATGGCAAGACCACCACCATCGACCGCATCCGGGCGAACCGACACGGCACGGCGACCCAGCGCATGGAGGTGACAGGAGCCGACGGACAGCCCCTCGTCCAGCAGCGGAACCTCACCGCCGAGGACGTGGCCGACATCATGCACGAATACGACGAGAAATACAAAGGCGGTACCATCGCGTCCCAGCCTATCGGCTTCAAGCACAACGAACCCAAGGACGAGACGCAGGAGGACGCACCACAGGACTAACCAATGGCAGAGACCGCCCCGACATATTACACCCGCGACGACGCGCTGCGATGCTGGCTCAACACCAGCACCCTCAACTTCACGCTGTACTTCTTCCGGGAGCTGTACAAGCGCGACTTTGTCGTGGGCGAACACCACCTGCGCATAGCGGAGGCACTCGACAGGGTGATGCGGGGAGAGTCCACACGCCTGATGATTAATATGCCACCCCGATACGGCAAGACGGAACAGGCCGTCAAGGGCTTCATCGCCGGAGGACTGGCCGTCAACCCCAAGGCCAAGTTCATACACCTGTCCTACTCCGACGGCCTCGCCAGAGACAACAGCCGGGGAGTGCAGGAGATTGTCCGCTCCGCCTCATATCAACGCCTCTTCCCCGGAACCACACCCGACACCAGCAACACCCAACGCTGGCGCACCAAGGCGGGAGGCGGTCTCTACGCAGTCTCATCCAGCGGACAGGTCACAGGCTTTGGTGCTGGCCTCGTCGATGTGGAGGAGCGCGGAACCATCGGGACTGACTACACGGACGACGACACCGCCAACGAGGTGGCCGCACTGGAGGAGGCATGGGGAGACAGCACCTTCGGAGGAGCCATCGTCATAGACGACCCCATCAAGCCGGACGACGCACGAAGCGACCTCATCCGAGAGAAGGTCAATCAAAAGTTCGAGACCACCATCCGAAACCGCGTCAACAGCAGACGCACCCCCATCGTCATCATCATGCAGAGGCTCGACGAACACGACCTCTGCGGGTATCTCCAGCAGCTGGAACCGGGACAATGGGAGGTCTTGTCGCTACCCGCCATACAGACCGACGAGAACGGCAACCCCAAGGCATTGTGGCCGTTCAAGCACACCATCGAGGAACTGAACGTCCTGCGGGAGAAAAACAGCTGGGTCTTCGAGACGCAGTATATGCAGAACCCGAAGCCCCTCGAAGGACTGATGTACGAAAACGAGTTCAAGACCTACGACATCATCCCGGCAACCCGCAAGGCCGTCCGCAAGAACTACACCGACACAGCCGACGAGGGCAAGGACTACCACTGCTCCATCGACTACATAGAGACCGAAATCGGCAACTTCATCCTCGACGTTCTCTTCACCCAGAAGCCGATGGAGTACACCGAAATCCGACAGGCCGAGATGATGACAAAGGACAGGATAGCCATCGCCAACATCGAAAGCAACAACGGAGGCCGCAGCTTCGCCCGCAACACCGAGCAGCAGATGCGCCTCATGCTCAACAACACCACCAAGGTGCGCTGGTTCCACCAGAGCCTCAACAAGAACGTCCGCATCTTCACCCGCTCCAGCGAGGTGCAGAACCTCACCTACTTCCCCAAGGGATGGGAGACCCTGTGGCCGGAGTTCCACAGGCAGATAACCACATACATGAAAGTGGGAACCAACGCCCACGACGACGCGCCCGATGCCCTCACAGGCACGGTGGAGAAGCGCGACGACATCAACAAGAAAAGCGCAGCGGGCTACTTCTAACCAAAGGCGCACCGCGACCCGATAACCCAGTATCAACAACGTAAAACCACCAAGCAATGACCATCAAGGAAATCATGCAACTGCGGGACAAAGAGGAGCAGTCCGCAATCATCAACCGCCTCAAGCAGGGACGCAGCCAAGCCCTGCCGAAACCAGAGCTGTCGAACAAAGACCTCGACCCACTCCTTCACGACATCCATGACCCCGGAAAGAGGCCGGACAAGCGCGTCCGGGCAGACGCGGAAGACAACACCATGAAGGACAGCCAAAACCTCATCAACGTCACAGGCACAGACCCGGAGAAGGAGGGGCAGTTCAAACTCGTCCCGGTCGCCCGCATCGCCCTCGCCATCCAGCAACTCATCGTCAACAGAGCCGTAGCCTTCCTCTTCGGCAACCCGCCGACCATACAGGCAGACCCCCGCGAGGGAACCAAGGAGGACGAGGTGCTGGCCAGCCTCCAGCGTGTCCTGCAGACCACCAAGGCCAAGACCATCAACCGCCAAATCGCCCGCACCGTGTTTGAATACACCGAGGCCGCCGAGTACTGGTACGCAACAACCCAGAGCGAGGCCACGAACCTCTACGGCTTCGACAGCAAATTCAAGCTGCGCTGCTCGATATTCTCCCCGGCCAAGGGAGACGCACTCTACCCCTACTTCAACACCGAGGGCGACATGATAGCCTTCTCCCGCGAGTTCGACATCAAGCAGACAGACACCGAGCAGGACAAGGAACTCACCATCCACTACTTCGAGACCTACACCGCCGACGCGCTCTACCGCTGGAAGATTGAGCAGGGCAAGTGGGAAATCGACGAGGGCTACCCGAAAAAGAACCCCATCGGCAAAATCCCCGTGGTGTACGTCTGCCAGCCGACACCCGAATGGGTGCTGGTGCAAGGACTGATAGACCGACTGGAGACGCTGATGTCGAACTTCGCAGACACCAACGACTACCACGCCAGCCCCAAAATCTTCACCACAGGCGACATCCACGGCTGGGCGCAGAAAGGCGAGAGCGGAGCCGTCATCGAGGGAGCCGACGGAGCCACGGCGCAATACCTGTCGTGGGCGCAAGCCCCGGAGAGCGTCAAGCTCGAAATCGAGACCCTCCTGCGGATGATACACACCATCACCCAGACACCGGACATCAGCTTCGACAGCGTCAAGGGACTCAACCTCTCCGGCGTGGCACTCCGCCTCCTCTTCATGGACGCGCACCTCAAGGTGCAGGACAAGGCAGAGACCTTTGAAACATACCTCCAGCGTCGCAACAGCATCATCCAAAGCTACCTCGGCCAGATGAACGCCAAGGATGCCGAGTACGTCAAGGCCACCAAGACCCTCGTCGCCGAACCGATAATCCAGCCCTTCATGATTGAGGACGAGACCACCAAGGTCGCCAACATCATGGCAGCCACAGGGCAGAAGGCCGTCGCCAGCCGCCGCCTCGGCATCCAGCGTCTCGGATGGAGCAAAGACCCCGACGCGGAACTGGAGGAGATAGAGGCACAGGAAAACGCAAGCGCGGCATTCGACATCACCGAACCGACACTTTAACGACGATGATCAATGGCGACGAAAGGCAGCTTTGACATCGGCAAGTTCAAGCGCAAGCTCGAAAAGACCTTCAATGTGGACGTGATAGAAGACATCATCGAGGCCATCTACCTCGGCGCGACCGACATCATCAAGGCCGCCAAGAACAACGACACCTACAAAGACCAGACGAACCAACTGCGCTCCAGCCTCGGCTTTGTCCTCTACCACAACGGCCAGAAGGTGCGCCAATACTTTGAGGCCACCAGCCGCAACGCGGAAGGGACAGGCGGGGACGCTGGAGTGCAGAAGGGACTGGCAACGGCAGAGGCGGTGGCACAGCAGCACCCGGAAGGAATATGCTGCGTCCTCGTGGCGGGAGCCAACTACGCCCTGTGCGTCGAAAGCAAGGGTCTGGATGTGCTGACCAGCCACACCAACCACGCCAAGGACTTCATCCAGCCCTACCTCGACCAGATAGAACAGGGGCTGCAAGAACTACTCGACAACGGCGAACTATAAACCACACACGGCACAATGGCAAAGAAGAAAGGCACAGGCAACACCGGGCAACTCTCCCTCTTCGGAGGCAGCACCACCCAGCAACTCAACAACCAGCTGGCAGACATAGAGCGCAAAATCACCGCCCTCTACGGCAGCACATACAAGTACGCCGCACAACTCGCACAGGTGCGGGCAGCCGTCAACAGCGGGCAGGAGTTCACATGGCAGGAAAACCCGGCAGCGGCCAAGGCCATAGAACAACGCCTCAATGCCGTGGCCAACACCCTCGACGGCCAACTCTCCAAGGCCACAGAGCGCAGCTTCGCACTCGGACAGGCCAGCACCGAACACGCACTCACCAAGGCACTCGGCAAGGACAAGGCCACCAAGCAGGAGGTCGAGGACATCAACGCAGACGCAGCCGCCGAGATGCGACGCAGGGGAGCGGACGGACACACCTACTACACCCAGAAGCGGGGAGGAGTGAGCATCAGCGACAAGGTGTGGAACATCACCGAAAGCACCAAGCTGGAGATAGAGATAGCCATACAGAACGCAGCCCTCGAAGGACAGAGTGCTGACGACCTCGCCCGCACCATCCAGCAGTACCTCGAACACCCGGAGCGACTCTTCCGAAGCGTCCGCGTCAAAGACCCGGTCACAGGAGAGTGGACTGGCGAATACCGCATGAGCAAAGCCGCCCAGCAATGCCACCCCGGACAGGGAGTGTACCGCTCCTCCTACAAGAACGCCCTCCGCCTCGCAAGGACGGAACTGACACAGGCCTACCGCAGAGCAGAGTGGGAGAGCTACCAAGACAACCCGCTCATCACAGGCTACCGCATAGAGCTGTCGAACAACCACACGACCACGGTCGTAACCAAGAAAGGCAGACGCGTAGAACCCCTGCGCGACATCTGCGACGAATTAGCAGGTTCCGTGTTTCCAAAGACATTTTTGTGGACTGGCAACCACCCTCAATGCCGCTGCCGGATGGTTCCCATCACCATCACCACCGACGACTTCAAGGAGCGCGTCAAGGCCAGACACAGGGGAAAGCTCGACGAGTGGAAACCCAAGGAGCAGACCACCGAGATGCCCAAAGCCTTCACCAAATGGGTAGATGAGAACAAGCACCGCTGGCAGCAGCCCGGCCACTCCGCGCCCTTCTTCATCCGCGACAACTACCAGCAGGGCAACGTCGCCAAGGGTCTCGACACCCGCATCACCGCCGAACTGGAACAGGCACGTCTCGCAATGGAAGCCGCAAAAGCCCAAGAACCTCCAATCCCAGAACCGATAACTGACTACGACAATGAGGTAATGATGCTTCGCAGCATAGCAAAGACATACGAACTCAACCTCACAAAGATGGAGGCTATTCGAGCCGATGGGAAAGACAAGGTGGCACTCCGAAACGAGATAGACAGGCTCACAGGAGAATGGGGACGCAAACAAAAAGAATGGGATGCGGCACAACGAGCAGCACAGAAAGCATACAAGGAACTCACTACCGTCACATTTGCCATTATGGACGAGTACGGAGACACAGGAGGGTACATCGATGACGTGATGCTTGTGGACTTTGAGACAAGGATAAACAAAGAGAAAACGGCAAAGGACTGCTCAAGCAGCATCTTAAGACTGCTCGATATTGCGCAGGAAGCCGGGAGCATAGCCGGAAAGATACAGGAGGAACTCAACAAGCGCAGAGCCAAAGACGGACAAGGAAAAGAGTTCAAATTGAGGCAATACGACACAATGGACGACGAGCAGAAACTTATGTATTTGATTGACCGACTCACCAAACTCTATTATTTTGCAAAAGGGAATGGCATACGAAGGACGTGGACGGACGAGACGGCTGAATACCGGGCTGCTCTGGCAACGCACGATGCAAAAAAGATAAAGCAGGCCATCACAAAGGCAACCAAGGCGGAGAAGGAAATCGCTAACGTCTTCGACAAGCACTACGGAGACAAGTGGTTCTCGACACAGATGGATGCATTCAAGACCGGGAAACAGCCGGAAGAGATGGAACACGCTGTAACCACAGACACGCTGGCGGCATTGCTCGGCGTGGATTACGACACAGCACTGCACTACAGGAAAGGAGTGGAAGGCTTTACGTTCCAGTGGGACTACGAAATCCGAAAACTCCAGCAAGGAAAGAAATTTAATTCAAAACACGGACATACGAAAGCAGAGGTACAGGAGAGAGCGCAATGGGTCGAGGAATACCTGCAGGTGGCTCCAGAGTGGAACGGAGGAACAACATACCGAGGAATCAACATCGACGATGCCACACTTGCACCGTTCAAGAAAGTGGGCTACGTTTTCGATATGCTCGGTACCAGTTCGTGGACGACAAACGAACATAACGCCATCGCATTTGCAAACGGCAAAAAGAACTCGGTGATATTCGAGTGCAGAAGCAAACAGCCCAGAGGAACATCAATCATGGGAATGTCGAAATACCGCAGCGAACACGAAATACTCTGCTCACAGACAGCAAAATGGAAGGTCGTGAGCTTCCAACACGAAGGCCTCGATACCTACAGAGTTATCTGCGAGCCTTGTAATTAAGATAAAAGGAGAAGAGAGAGCGAAGCGCATCTACGAACTCGGACTCTGGTGCCTCATAGAAAAGATTGTGGTCAAAATGGGCGAGGCTTTCAGCGAGACGGAGACGGAGGACGAAAGGAATGGAGTCGAACTCGCCCGCTTTATTAACATACTGAAGCATCGACCTTTGACCTTCGGAACCATTGTCATTGACCCACGCAGACTCCGCGAGCCAGCACTCCGGGAAGAAGTGCTCCGTATTTGAGTATGCGGCATCAGCCTCGGCAGTTCCACCACCGTGGAAAAATTTACATTTTTTTATGAGTTCGTCCTTTGACATATAGATACACCAAAACGGACAACGGACGGAGTCCGAAGCCCACATTTACGCCCGCAAAAGTACAACTTTTTTCCAAAACGGCAAAAAATATTTTAATGAAATTCACCAAGATATGAGTAACTCACAAAAAATCAGTGCGTAGAATTGATAATATTTTCGTACTTTTGCAGCCGACAACAACGTTTAAAACCACCAACGACATGAAGATTGCAGAAATTCAAGCTCTACTTGAACAAAAGTTCAAAGGCGAGCGCAAGGACGGCCTCAAACTGCTGGCTCTCCACATTGTTATGACAGCAGGCGAGGACGACGAGAAGGCAAAGCAAGCCGTCGAAGCATTGACCGAAGACGGTGTCAAAGCGTTCATCAAGGACTGGCGCAAAGACGCTGACGCTGAAATTACAAGGGCGAACCAGACCGCAGAGCAAAACCTGCGCGACAAGTTCGACTTTGTGGAGAAGGGAAAGCCGAACCCACCGACCCCACCCGCTGACCCGAACCCCAACCCCAACGGAGGCATCACCCCCGAACAGCTGAAAGCGGCAATAGCCGAAGCCATCAAGCCCTACACGGACAAAGTCGCTGCCCTCGAAGGTGCGAACATCAACGCCACCCGGAAGGAGCAGGTCGAGGCTCTGTTCAAGGACAAGAACGTGAACGCGGCCTACAAGAAAGCCGTCATGTCGGCTTTCGAGAGCCAGAAATTTGAAGACGACAACGCCTTCAACACCTACCTCGAAAGCACCAAGGCTGACATCGACACCTGTGTACAGGAACTCGCCGACCAAGGCCTCACGGACGGGCTGGGCAGCCCACTCTTCGGCAACGTCAACAAGGACGGAGTCTCCGCAGAGGTGGAAGCCTACATCGCCGACCGACAGAACGCCGAGAAGGGTGAAAGCCCGCTGTCCGGCAAGAAAGTCTGACGAAAGGCCGCAAGGCCAGCCGCCAGCAATTAACCGATTTACGAACTTAAAGAACCACCACAATGTTCACCATCAAGCAGAAAAAGAACGAGCGTGTAGTCCGCTGCTTCACCCACAAGCTGGCCGACATCGCCGGAGGCGTGAACATCGCCACCAGCGACCTCACGCAGGACACCCTGCCCGAAGCCGTCGCAGTCGGCAAGGACAACAACGGCCTCTTCCACGTCATCAAGACCGCTGAACTGGCCGCCAACGCCGCCAACGATGCCACCACCTACGTGGTGAAGAAAGGCCACAACTTCAAGGTGGGCGACAAAATGTTCGCCGTTTCCGGCGGCAAGAACTACGCCATCACCTCCATCGCCACCAACGAGAGCAATGCCGCCTATGACGACATCACCGTCGGAACCACCCTCGGTGTCGCCCTCACCGCTGGCGCAATTCTCTACCAAGGCAAGGCCACCACTGGCGCAACTGCCGGAGCCTTCCTCTACGCCCCCATCGCCCTCACTGGCGAAGGCTACGACGTTAAGAAGGGTGAAAACATCTTCGCCAACGTCTGGCTCATCGGCGTGGTCAAGGAAGCCGCCCTCCAGCACCCGCTGGGCGACCTCGTCAAGAACGCCCTCACCGGCATCAAGTTTGTCTAACCCATTAAGAAGGAGGAAAAACAATGATACAGACCCTTATGCGTGGCCTCAACCAGAAGAACATGGAGGCCATGGTCAAAAGTTACGACCTCAAGGAGTTCTACCACCCCGAACTCTTCCCCCTCAAGGAGACCTACGACCTCACCTTCAAGACCCTCTCCACCCGCACTGGCCTCCGCGTAGCCGCCGACATCGTGGCTCGTGGCGCAAGCGTGGACGAGAAGACCCGCGAGGCCGTCGCCCTCATCATGGGCGACATCCCCAAGACCGCCATCCTGCGCAGCAAGGACGAGAACGAGCTGAATCAGTACAAGATTATGCTCGCCATGGCCGGGAACAACCCCGACCAGAAAGCCCTCATCGACGCATGGGCAGAGGACACCGAGTTCTGCTGGAACGGTACCGCCAGCCGCATTGAGTGGATGGCACTCCGCCAGATTTCGAGGGGCAAAATCACCCTCACCAACACCAACAACGCAAGCGTCGTCTCCGAGTTCGACGTGGACTACGAGCTGCCCGCCAGCCACAAGCTGGGCTACGACGGCTCCAGCGCAAGCTGGGCTACCAACAGCGCAAAGCCCATCAGTGTCGACTTCCGCAAGATGGTCGAGCGCGCCAAGGCCGAGGGCATCAAGCTCCGCTACGCCTTCATGAACCTCTCCACCTTCGTGAAATTCACCCAGATTGAAGAGGTCATCAAGACCTGCGCCAGCTTCGCCCAGAACGCCCTCAACATCGCCCAGATACCCAGCCTTGAACAGGTCAACGCCGCTCTGCTGAATCTGCCGTACCTGCGCGGTCTCCAGATTGTTGTCCTCGACCAGGACATCACCATCGAGCTGAAAGACGGCAGCCGCGCCACCGCCAACCCCTTCGAGGACGACGTGGTGATGTTCGCCGAGAGCAAACAGCTCGGAACCACCTACTGGATGAAGCCCGCCGACCTCGACGTACAGGCCGAACCCAGCCTCAAGACCCTCCACGGCTACACCTGCATCAAGAAATACGCCGAGACCAACCCCCTCAAGGAGGTCACCATGGGCATCGCCAACGCCTTCCCCGCTTGGACGACCGCTCCCTCCTGCTACCTGCTCGACGTGACCCACAGCAGCTGGAGCTTCGACGCTTAACCAACAACGCACGTTCTGGTTTTATTCCATTGAAGGAGAAAGGGCGGTGTCTTTCGCATTCGCACCGCCCGAACCTCCGAACCTTAAGACGACAGACCACAAACACCAAACCGACAAGCCCCGATGACCTACAAGCAGTACATCACAGCCACAGCCCAGCGTTTCAACGCCACCACGGAAGACATCGACATTCTCCTTGTCAACCAGTCCGCACTGATACCCAACCCGGAAGCACAGGCAGACCCCAACGTGGCCAAACGCGCCCTGTGCGCAGAGTTCGCAACCCTCATCCCGCTGGCCAACGTCAGCGAGGGAGGCTACTCCGTCTCTTGGAACATCGAAGCTTTGAAGATTTGGTACGAAGCCACCTGCAACGAACTCGGCATCACGCCCGTCGGCAAACCGCGACTCAAGAACCGCTCAAATGTCTGGTAAAATGAACATCGCCCCGCAATACCCACACGCGCTCTACGCGCTCACCGTACCCGAAGCCACACGCAACGCCAACGGCTCATGGGTGCAGGGAGCAGCGTCGTGGAGCCTCGTCGGTGCTTGCAGGGAGGAGACCAACGGCAAGGGCAGCACCATCACCCTCGCGGACGGACACGCCCTCCAGTTCACCGCACTCATCCAACTGCCAGTCGGCACGACGAGAGTCGCAGAAGGAACGGAGGTGGCCATCGCAGACGAAACGCTGACCGCCGCAGAGCTTGCCACCCTCGGAGACAACCTCGAAGCATGGCGACGCAGCGGGAAAATCCGCCAGCACGGAACCTGCGCCAAGTTCGACAGCGGACGGCTGCACTGCCGTCTGTGGATTTAAACCGACCACAATAAAAACCAAGGAGCCATGAGC